CATCACTTGCATTTGGATCCAACATACACTTCTCAATTAGTTCCATGAATGAATCGGGAATATTGATACCGTGGTGTAGGTTCAAACAGCGGAGGTTGGGGTCTCCTGTTGGCTTCCTGAGTTCAATGAAAGAAGTAATATCAGGATGAGAGATATCAAGATAAGCGGCGTAACTACCACGGCGAGTGCGACCTTGGCGATATGCCAAAGAGCTTGCATCATACATTTTAAGATGTGGCATAACGCCAGTAGACTTATCATCGGCAGAACGAATACCAAAGCCAATACCGACACCACCCCCAAGCATAGACAACCAATTAGTTTCAGAAAGATTTTCAACTAAGCCCTCCGCAGTATCTTCAATATAGTTAAGGAAACATGAAATAGGCAAACCACGCTTAGACCTACCGAAAGATAGGATAGGAGTAGAATAAGAGAGCCAATGTTTACTAGAGTAATCATAAAGTCTCTGAGCGTGTCCAGGATTACTTCCAAACGCTTTTGATACATATGCAAACCTATGTTGTGGTGATTCTTCGTCATCTTTCATGTAAGACTCTTTAAGTCTTTTTATTCCTAACTCATCAAACAGTTTATCCCTCTCTAAATCTATCTTAATACCTAGATACTCTGTCATATATTCTTACCTTCTTATTATTTTGTTATAAATTCGCTTATCATTGGAAAAATTGGTTCTATTGCTTTAACACATTCTAACGCTATCTCCCTATGTTCTTTCTGTGTTGATTTATCGCTTCGGATCTGTATGTAGTGGATCCAGGAACGAAGCGTTCCGTGCATATACATTCTACTCTTTGTTATACCTTCTGGCAATACAGCTCTCGCTTGTTCTTTTGCTATACCTTTAGATAATGCAAATTGGTAAGCATCTATTGCTGAATCCAATACCACATTTTGATAATTCTCCCACCAAGATTGTAATGCCAAATTATCCGTTTCTAAACTATTCTGTCTATTCTTAGTGTCCTGTAATCTCACTTCTCTTAATTCAAAACCCAATTGGGACGCATCAGCATACCGTTGACTAAACTCTTGAAAAGAGAAAGACCGGTGTCTTAAGATTTGTCTTGCTATATCCCTTGTTGTATTAATTTCTAAACAGACACTAGCCATCTCCAACGGAGACCAATGTTGATTGTTGATAAGATACCTAACCAGTTTTTCAGATGTTGCATCGTTATTTTGATTTGCTGGATTTGATACTCTGGCCGCATAAGCTACTTGTTCTAACAAGTTCTTCCCATCGGCACCTTGGGTGTATGATATTAATTTCACTTCCATTATATAGTCACCTTATACCTTTTTCCAATTAGTAAACTGTAATTTCGCCATTAAATTTTGATATGTGTGGTTAGTTATAATATCTTGAATTTCGTCTGGTGAAAAACCATCCAAAACCATGTCATTAATGTCCTTACAATCTATCATATCTGGCCAAATTACTACTTTGTAATGGTCATCAATCGCCTTTTCCATTTGTTTTACAATCTCTTTATTCCTTGGTTCATTATCATATATTAGTACCACATTTTCTTTTGGTAATACTTTGGTGATGGATGTTAGGTTAGAATCGGCAGTAGCCACAGCGTTCTTAATGAATAGGGAGTCAATAGGACCTTCCGTTACATAGATTGGTTGTTCCGTGTCAATCCTATCAAGTCCGAATACCTTATAACTATCCACATCAAGTTTCATTGTGATATATCTAAGTTTAGATTCACCAAGAGCACGGCCTTGAAACGCTATTAGATTTTTGTCTCTATCATAGAATGGTATTACCAATCTTTTGTCACCTTCTATAAGGCGTTCTTGACCAAGTTGATTAAAACCAAGACCATCTACAAAGGCTTTGAAGTCGTCTGCAAAGTATAACGAATCAAAAGCTCTGTCTGGGATTTTTCTATGTCCAACATAATCTCTTGCAAAATGTCCTGTTGGTAAGGAAGCAATTGAGGGGATCCCGAGTGATTTCTTAAATATCGGTTTTTCCGTTTTAAATCCTGAGAAGTCTGGTTTGGTGTTGCTGATATTTCTGGACTCATCATGCTTATATCTCTCCAATGCGTATTCTTTCAGTAGACCTGTATCTACCTTCTCTAAGAAATTATAGAATGATGTGGATGCGCCACAGTTATGACACATAAAGAAGTAATTGTTCTTCTTTTCGTAGATATAACCACGGGCTTTGACTTTATTTTTTTGTGAATCGCCACAAAGAGGACACCTGAAGTTATACAGGTTTTCTTTCTTTTGTGTGAATTTGTGGAGCTTAGGAGCTGCCCTAAGCAGAAAGGCTCTATCAATGAAAACACTCATAATAAAAAAATAGTTTAGTGGAGAATCTTTACTATTGTATCAAAATTTACGTGAGAAAGCAACCATGATAATACCAGCACCCCTCCGGTAATAAACCACTTCCATTGCAGAATGGCATCCAATTGTCGTTTTTCGCTTGTTTGGTGGTTCTGTATAATCCCTCGCAGGTTCTTTATTTCATCCATAATACGCAATTCGGATGCCTGCATTTTGTCCAAGACTATATCTATACGGTCGTGGATTTCTTTGATGTCCGCATCGGTTTCTCGCCTTCTACTTTCCATATCAACATAAACCTTTGCTATGTGGCGGTCGTGTTGATCCACCAATTTTTCTATTATTGTATCCATTTTTCCGCAGAGTTGGGTTAGGGTAGCGACTTGGGATTTTAAAACCCCAACGTCTACTTTGATATCGTCATCAATAGCCATTTCTTGACACTTCCCTTTTACTCTGCAAAAATCGTGACAGCCTTATTTCTTTTCAGGCAACTTTTCACCGTCAAGCTTCTTATGAATCTTAACTTGCTTACAAACTTCTTTTTCTTTGCCTTTAGCATCTTTAGTTTTTTCACAAACTTTTTTTGTTTCTGCTTCAGCGTGAACTAAACTAACAGAAATAAATGCCAATGCAATAGCTAGAATAATCTTCTTCATCTCTACTCCTTAAATTTCAGGTTGTGGTGCTGGTGGAGGTGCTAACTTCCCTCCGTAACCAACAACGGGGTCTGCTGATACTGTGGTAACTGGTACACTAACCGGCACGATTGGTGTTGATACTGCTGTAGATACTGTAGGTGCTGGAGGCACATAAGTTGGTGTGGTTGGCGCTGGTGAGACTGGTGTTGGTTTAGTAGCTGCATTAAGTGCCTGTGCCTTTAAGTCTTTGTCGTTACCCGCTAACATAATACCAGATAATGTACCTGTTAAGAATGTAGCAATTGGAATAATCATTTCAAAGAACTTTTGGTCGATAGGACTAATAGCGTTCAATGGTTGTGTAATAAAGATAATTGAATACAACACCACAAAGACAATACCTGTCAATGTCAATGCTAAACAAATACCAATAAAGAATTTAAGACGAGCCATGAGCTGGTCTTCTGTATACATGAATGATGGTTGATTATTTTCCACAGCTCGCTCCACTTGGTTTACATGATGGTGAAATAGTTTGAGTTGGTTGATCCGCAGGTGGTGGCGGACCCAATCTAGGGTCTCTTTGACCTTTGAAAATTTGTTCTGGACAAGTTCTTGTAACATCGCATATAGGTGGTTTACATTCAGGGGTATCCCAATTTTTGGGGTCTTGGCATGGATATCTAAATTGGTCGTGGCCACAAAATGCTAATGATAATGGCAACAAAAGCAACAAAGATGCCCATTTAAGTAATTTATGGTCATGCATCTTATGCTCCTAGAATTTGTTTAATATGATTAAACTTTTCTGTTCTATCAGCTAATCCAATGTCACCACCATTAATAACTTTAGTCATATGGCCAATATCACCGGCATCAGCCCATTTGTTTAGATTGTTTGTTTCCCAGAACCAGCAAGCAGATTGTAATGCACCTTCAAAGGTCTGCATATACTCTGATGCTTCTTCTGGAGTAATCTCAATACTGGCCGCAAACCAGAAATAGTTATCTTTACCTGTAATTTGAATAGCACCACGACCACAGTATCTATAACCATCACCAGATGCTTCATCTCCGTTACCCATACGATTAGCATAGACACGGTTAGCAATAGCTTCTTGTTTGTTTGGTCTAGCACAATACTCATTTGCCAATTCAATAGTTGGAAAATACTTATGGAATATCTTAATCAATGAAGCAGGTTTATAATTCAAATTCTCTTTAAGTGCGGTAAAGCCATTAGACTCATGTACACATTGTGCCAAGAAACCAGCGATACGTGCTGGTGTATTGATTTCATAATCTGGTAATAATAGAGATAAATCTTTATACCAATGATCCAAATATGGATTTGTTGGTATGATTTGTTTTAATTGTTGTTTTGTGAGTTCCATTACCACGCCACTCCTTAAGGATTAATCTTTTTTTGTTGTTGTAACCACATTTGCATTGCTCTCATTTTGTCTGCGAGCTCGTGGTAGAGTTCGTAGTTTTCTGAGATGGTTCTTTCGACTTCAGAGAGTGCAATTCCGGAATCGGTTCCAGCCACTCTTTCGGAAAGTCCGGAAACGGAACCTTTAGCGGAACTGTCGTGCACGCTGACAAAAGATTCAGGCACAGTACACATATGGTCATCAGCGGTAGTAATTTCTTTGATAATTTGGTCATGTATCACCCTATCTTCAATTATTTTATCGTGTATATATTTAACAACTTCTTTTGTGACAACTTGTTGATTGTCTACAGTTTTTTCAATTTCTTTTTTAGCATTAACTAAAACATCTTGTCGGCCGTCCATATAAAAACCAAGAGCAAACAATAAAATTGCTCCTACTTTTACCGGCAATTTGTACATGACTGGTATTAAACTACCAAATAATGTTTCAAATGCAAAAAGAAAAATACCAAAAAATATAATTGCCCATGGCATCCACGTTGGTAATAAATCCAATAACCAAGTCAGAGAAAACATTTTTATACCTTTGGTGGTTTTCTAGCAACCATTCCCATTAAAATAGGACTCTTTCTACGTTTTTTCATATCTACACCAGGCTCACTTTGATTACTTTTAGGCCCTTGTGCTCCGATACCTGCAACACCACCAGTCACATTAGTTGGACCAGCAACAGCAGCCGCACCTCCAGCATCTTCTAGTTTACAACTACCAGGTGAATATGGTTTTTTACCTGGTACTGGTTTATATCCAGTCCAGCATCTTTCTCTCAGTTCTTTAAATGATTTCATCAGCAGTTCCACTTTCTCAAAGCTAATGCTTTACGTGTTGGCTTACCATTTGGTTTCTTCATAGGTCCTTTTACGCCACCCATGCGAGCACAGAATGATTTTCTACGATTTGCGGCTTTAGAACCTGGTTTTAGTTTTGATGGCTTTGTTGTTACTGCCATACTTAACTTAGAACCTGGATGTTCTCTACGATATGAAGCAATACCTTTACGGTTCAAACCACCTTTAGGATCTTTACCTGCACTTCTTTGCCATGCGGCTGATTCGTATAATTCTTCGTCTGATACATCATCAAGGTCTTCCCAAATAACTTCAGGATCAAGCTTATTAACTTCTGCAATTTCCATAACAAGTTCTTCAATGATATCAAACATTACATCGGGATTATGTTCTTCTTTAAGTTCGCTACGCATATAATTAGCAACAGTCATAATGTAATCTTCTGCCAATGTAATCTTAGATTCAACCCATTCAGGTAAATCTGTTTTTTCACCAATCAAGTCCATCATTTCTTGTGCATTGTGCATGATAGTCTTTAATTGATTGACTGCCATATATGGATCAGAATATTCTGGATCTTTAGCCTCTGTAACATCTTCTAGTTTACAACTGCCAGGTGAATATGGTTCTTTACCGGGTACTGGTTTATATCCAGTCCAGCATCTTCCTTTTTCTCTAATTTGTTTGAATGTTTTCATATTTGTGTTAATATCTCTGCGACATTTATATCTAAGGGTATATCGGATGACCTAATATTCTTACCATTAATACCATATATCATTTCTGGCATTAAATTTAAGTAAGACAAAAAGGTCTTTAAAATATCATGGTCTTTTTCATCTATCTTATAGAATAATATTCTTGCCATGGGGTCTGGACCAAAAACATTATTCAATAATATAATGTGATTCAGAATCAATCTCTCTTTCAATGATTTAGTGACTTTATATTTACGGAACAGTCTTTTTAAGTACTTAGTTCTTTTAATATCGCCTTCAAATTCGGACATAATGCAATGCGGTGAGGTATAGCATTTGGCCGCATACATCATAAAGTTATCGTCATTCAAGTCATCAAACATATATTAAGATGGGGCCGAAGCCCCATTTGGTTAAACTCCAGAGAAATAAGTTAGAGAATTACTTGTATTACCAGAAATTGTATTAGCGATAGTAATTGCAGCTGCATTAGCAACAATTACTAAACATTCAGTTTGTACACGTCCTGAACGACCACCAGTAAATGTTGTAATTTTATTCCAACCTAAGTGAGCAACAGCTGATCCACTATTTGCTAAGTTTGCTGAAGTGTATTGTGCACCACCAGCAAAAACAGCATTAGCGGCACGGGTTGCATTAACTAATACTACATCTGAATTATAATTGTATAGAATAGGTTTAGATGTATTAGCAACAATAGCCTTATCAAATTCAACTATCCATCCAGCATTTGCACCAGTAGAGAATAATGGATTTGTTAATGTAATTGTGTTACCACTAACATATTGAACTTGTGTGTTTGAAGCAAACATACCAGGAACACCATTTCCTGCTTGGCCACCACTATTTAAACTTATACCATTACCACTAGCGGTATTGGCATAAAAGTAAACATATTGACCAGCGGCTACACCGATGTTTGCCACATTGTTTTGAGCTCCATCGTTATATACAACTGAAATCATATTTTTACCAGCTGTATTGCCAGATAAAACTGTTAATTGTAAATATTCTCTCACCTGTCTTGTGAAAGGTGACTTTGGTTTTGAATTGTTATTGTCGGTAATTGACCATGCTGACATTATTATCTCCTATTGATAAGGTGTTATCTTCTATTTATTGTTTTTTATCTCCGTTAGGATCTGATTGTCCTGGACGGGGGTTCTTCATTTTCGGGTCTATCTCAACGGTATCTCTTTTCTGACCAGTTAGAGTTGTACCGCCTGTTAATATAGCAGCAGCTTCTGGTTTCTTACTGAAACCACCGTCTACTGATTTGTCATCTGGTTGTTTTAATTTTGGTTTTTTACCAAAAGTTGGATTTTCTCCATATTTGTCATCTTTTTCTGAATCATATGTATCTTCAGCAACCTTCTTTTTATACATTGATTTAATTTTTTGAGCTCTAGATTCTGGTACTGGAACGCCTTTGACAGCTGCCATTGGATCACCAACATCTTCAGGAATTGGTACTTGTAAATGTGGTTGATCCTTGTGCTCATCATTCCACTTCTTCATCAATTCTTTTTGTTTATCGGCAATACCTTGATAAACTTTATGACGTTTGTTAGCATAATCTGACATTTTTTCAGAAGCACTTCTCTTATCTTCTTTGGATTCTGTCATGTCAACTGTATTTTCATGTGCAGCTTTTTCTCTTTTACTGGCCATCTTTAGACCTTTATTTCTACGGTCTAACATACGTTTTGCAATATCACCATACTCGCCTTTGGTGTGTTTCTTTAGTTCTTTAGATTGTGCTTTAGCTTTCTCTTTATAATCACCTAAAGAGATTTCATCCAAAGTTTCCTCTGATACACCTTTTTGTTTGGCTGCTCTAGTGTTTAATATATTACTTACTCTAAAAGCTTTAGTCTTCAGGTCAAATTGTTTTTTAGGATCAGTTGTTGTTTTTGCTTTATTCTTAATTCCAGTACGATATAACTTTAAAGTTTTATCACTTAAACCAGTTTCTGTTGGTGCATTAAAACCTTCATCAACCACTTCTTCCTTTCTCATTGTACCAGGAGGATTAGGCACTTCATAATGTTTTTTAGCTTTAGTGAGTTTAGCCGCACGTTTCATTGTTGGTGAAACACTTAAATCAGTTTTATGGTCTACTCCCGTACCAGTATGCTTAGTGGTCAAATCTTCATTAAAATGTTGTCTTTGCCAATTTTTAAATGCATTAGATTTTGAGTGTGCAACTTTAATGTCTTTTGGTGTATGCTTTGGATCAAAACCCCTAGACAACAAATATCTATTCAAGTTTGGTGATTCAGATATTCTATTTTGTGCCGACCATGGTTCCATAGGATCCGTACCACCAGCTTTGCGTTCTGGTGTTGCGGATGTAGGTCTTTTAACAATATCTAAAAGTTTTTTTGCTTTAGGCGTCATACTTTTCCTTAGTTGGAGATTTTACCCAACATTTCATTTTTAATACGGTGCATTGTTTTCTTTGCTAATTCTCTAGCGTTCATCAATGGTTTTGCTTCTGCTGTAACGAATGGATGGTCGCCTGTACCAGAACCTGCTTCAGGTCCTTTGAAAGCTTCATCAGTCTTTTTCAAAGCATCTTTCTTAACCATCTTTTTAACTAATGCTTTGTCTTCTTTCTCATCATCATGTTCTTCACTAACCACTTCTTCACCAACAGTCATTCCTACTTTATAGGACCTTGATTTATTGTGGTAGTCAGCAGGAACTTTTACACGGCCACGTAAGGTGTCAACAGTTTTTGTATTCATATCTGTTTCACCGTCAATTCTAACGTGTTTTTCATATTCTTTATCGTCTACTGCTTCATTCTTTGGTTTTTCATCATCAGACTTTTGGTCTTTCTTAGACCAATTCTTTGTGTACATTGTACCTTTGTCAGTTTTCTTAGCAGTATGTGACTTTGGTGCAAAGATACTTGGTTTAGTTTTATCTTTGTAAGAAGTAAATGGATTTTCTGTTTCATCTAATTCAACTTCTTCTTTCTTCATCGGTTTTTCACCAGTTGGTTTCATACCCATGTTCTTTTGAAGTCTCTTTAGTTGGTCTTTATCTGAACCACCACCTACTTTGGATAGTACTTTCTTAGCCACATCTTTTAGGCTTTCTGTCACTTCCATTTCTTCTGGTAGATTTGGTTTAGTATGTTTACCTAATGATGCTTTAATATCATTCTTCAAGCGAGTTGGTTGAGAATCTCTTTCGCCTTGAGAGAACTTATTTTTACTATCTGGTCTATTTCCAACTGGAATATTTCTCAAATCAGTTTGACCTTCTCTTGGTTTCTTGTTAACAATATTTGTACCAATACGACCACGCAATTCGTCTTTCTCATCTAATTCTACTTCTTCACCTTTCATTGCACGACTCAACATCTTAGTGCCTTTATCAGCCTTGTTGAATTCTTTACCGACAGATTGTGGAATACCCATTTTCTTTGCAAATTCTGGATTGTGTGCTACACCAGCCATTGTACGTGCTTGCTTTGTAGAAACACTCTTTTCTAATAAACGGTCTTTGAATGACATTTCAACTGAATCACCCATGTAACGACCTTGACCGTGGCCAGTATCTGCTGATTTTGCAATTTTATCATCTGCACGTTTTCTAGCAGCTACGTGTTCTGGATCTGTTGATGCTTGATATACTTTTGCTTTTTCCATAGCTGCTTTATGTGTATCAATACTTAATTTACTCAATCTTTCATGCTCTGCATGGTCGCCTTTTGCTTTGGCTGCCTTTGCATCTGTATACTGTTTTATAGACTGCATAATCATATCATGTGCTTCTTTACCGTGATAATCGGAACTTTCTTCTAGCCCAATTTCTTCCTTATGCATTTTCTTTTCGTGTTTACCAACTTCTTTATCAGCAATCTTCTTTGCTTTCATTGGAGTTACACAATTACCTTCTTCATCCAACTCATATTCTTCCATATGTGATTTGGCAGTAACTGGGTATTTTTTGCCTTGGAATTCAAATTGTGTTGCACCAGATTTTTTAGCGGCATGAGCAGCCATATGAAAACCAGTTTCATCTAGTTCATCATCAGCTAACATTTTTTTCTTTGTTTTTTCTGCGGCTTCAATTTGAACATTTCTTTCGCCATTGATTGCTCTTGCAACAGCATTGATGAATCTTACATCTTGTGGTTCAGCTTCTTCTGCACTCATAGCAATAGCAGGCTTACCTAATGATGCTTTTACGTCATCTTTTTTACCTTTCATTTGAGCTTGTAACTTTTCTGGCTCATTTGATTGAGCTTTAAAAACTTCACTCAGTACGGCTGGTTTTTTACTTTCTGTTACTGTTTGGCCACCAAGAACAGAATTGACTGCATCAATTATAGATTTTGATGTTGTTGATTTTTCTAGCATTATTGTGCTCCCTTTTTCTTATTAATTTTTATTCCGGCCATTTTCATTTTTTGGTCTCGGTCACTATACATTTGCATACCTTCTTTATTGGATGCGCCACTCATAGTACCACCAAGACCTGGATCACCAAGACCTGGATCATCTATTGCTTCTTTTGTAACTTGCTTTCTAAAAGCACTAAAACTCTTATTTTCACCTAAACCCATCTGTAAACCAGAACGGTCTGAGAATGTTTGGCCTGGTCCACTTCCTTTTGTATTTGAACCACCATCTGGTGGATTACCAGAAGTTTTTCTTTTGCCTGTTCTTACTATGTTGTTGTCTTTTTGGAAGTTTGAGACTTTTTCTGGCTTACTGATTTTGAGCGTGGGCTGCGTTTCTTCTTGAGCGGAGTAGGCTCCGGCACCGGCTCCACCAGCAATTGAGAATCCGTTAGGATTTTTTCTTGGGAAGGTGTCACCTTTAATGGAGTCTTCTTGACCGAATCTGTTTCCACCTTTTCTGTTGTCTGGTGTAATGTCAATTGGTCTGGCTGCTCTGAAACTTGAGTTGTACTGGCCAACGGTTTTAGTCTGAATAAATTTGCTATCTTTCTTAACATCATTCTTCTCTTTAAAAAGGTATTTGAACGTTTCATTTATATTTAGCTTATTATGATTTTCCAACCAAGAAAATGCAATATCATTATATTCTTTGTCGTCAAGAAAATCATTGATATTATGATATGTTTCGGTAATCTGTTGTTCTATTTCTCTATATGTAGGACTGTTATCAAAACTTAACATTGTTTTGAATTGTTCCTTAAAAGAATTGTGAAACTTCTGTGACTCTTGCCACTTATCAAATCGCAATGATTCGGAAATCATTCTATTCAATTTTTCATTTCTTTCCTTAGATACTTCATTACTAGTATTAACAAATACCATCATTGTTTCGTATCCTAGTTCTTCTAATTCTTCTTTGATGGCCATAATGCGGTCATGGTCATCAGCAGGACCATTGATAATCAAAGGTGAACGGTTACGAATTGCTTCTCTACGGAAGTCACCAGTTCTTTCAGACAATCTAACCTTATCTTGTAAGTAATCAAATGCCTGTACTGTATTTAATTCTACTGCTTTGGCTTCTGCAACTGCTTCACGGATAACGATATCTTTACCAGAACCAGGTCCACCAGTCACAAAGATTGCTCTGAATTGTCCACGGTTTACATCTTCATTTAAACCCATACCTTTGCGAGTATCTTTCATTAACTCTTTTGTGTGAGCATCTGATACATGGTGCGGAACACCTTTTCTAAACTCATGGAAGTCTTTATTCTTAGCGTGTTCTCTCATCTTGGTACCAGACATACCTTCTTCACCTTCAGCATCAGGATCTCTATGCCCAGCAGAAACTACTTTAATCTTTTTGTACTTATAATATCCATGACGACCTTTTACGCCATTATATTTGCCTAAGAGTGTGTCCATTTCTTTTACACGGTCAGAACCAGCAACTACAGTTAAGTGGTCATGGCCTTGGTCATATAAATGTGAAGCGTGATGTAAAATTGTTGGACTTTCTTTAGAGGATGCAACAAATTTAGTACCTGGAGAATATCTCTTTAGGTGTTTAATCTTCTGTTCTGGTGATAATGGATTCTTTTTAGAATCTTGTGAATGTGAAAGTATAACAGCGTGTTTGGCTTTTTGTTTATTTGCAGTTTCTCTAACCTTGTCAATCAACTTGAGGTGACCAGAAGTTGGTGGATTCATGCGGCCAAAAGCCATAACAACTGACTTTTTATCTTTGTCTTCTTCGTTTAATACTTCTAAGAATGATTTCATTTTCTAACTTTAAGTAAGTTTGCTTTTGCGAATTCTTTACGGTTAACCAATTTATCTGGTTGACCTTCGTGGTTAACAACATAACCTTCAGGATCGGTCGGTTTACCATCTATGTGATGTTCCAAACCACCTGGATGTTGGTTTAATGTTCTAACCAATACATCTTTTGCTTTCTGAATGTGTTGGTGCATATCCAAAGCAGCTTTATAGTGTTTCTTGTTAGCATCAATATGATCCATATGAGTTTTCAACTCGGCAGCCTTCTTACCTTTGGCAGCTGGCGTCTTCAGTTTGTCAGTTGCCTTTTTAAACTTATCTTTAATATGGTTCTTTAGACCTTCAGGTGTTGGTTTCTCATCTGTACGGACAGTATGATTTATGTAGGTTGCCAAATGGCCACCTTCACCACTATGCATATCAATTGCTGGATACATTGTTTTTTTATTGTCATTGTGTATCTTCTCAGCAGAATCCATATGCTTCTGGAATTCTTTTTGGTCTTCAGGAGAATAGTGAATATCTTTCGTATTCATTTCTGCTGATTTGTGCCATACATCTGGATGATGACCAAAGTTATGATGGTCTGGATGTGGATCCGCCTTCATATTATCTAATGTGTCACCATGGTATTGTTGGTGCACCACTACTCCCAACTTGGCTTTCTTAACCTTTTCTGCCTCATCACCCTTAGCGGTATATGAGATTGTATTAGGTGTAAACTCTGCCTTACCACCAGATTTAGGTTTTACATCACCATGCGAAAACATCACATCGCCTTGGTATACACCATGTTTTGGTGCAACTTTCTTCAAGTGTGTTAATGATGCCTGTAACTTATCTACCAAACCAGGAGCGTGTCCGTGGTTCTTTTGAATGTCTGCGGAAGTATAGTTAATCTTTGGATTCTTATTGAAAGCTGACTTAGATGCAACAAAGAACTTACCAGTTTCTGGATGATGACCGAACACCAGAGATGGTGAACCGTCATACTTCATTGTCAAGTCGGAACTATTACCACCAGATTTGATGTGGTTGTGTGCTTTGTTCAATACGGCTTTTGCACGGTCAAAGCCTTTAGAACCAGCCATTAAAGGACGGTCTTCCGGATGAGTGATGTGCTTTAACTTGCCATCTCCCTCATCTTCTTCTTTGAGAAATTTTAAAAATGCACCCATTGAT